GAGAAACAACTTGAGACGCTGTGTATTCTGTAACTGCACCAAGTCTTTGAGAGTCTTCAATCAAAGCATTCATTTGTTCTAGCTGCAAGCCAAGAACACCTGAAAGAGTGGCATTTGCTTTTTCGTAGTCTTTGACTACGTTGATCGCATTTCGAACAACTTGAACAGCTCCAAATATTCCGAGAGTAAGTCCAGCAGCTTGAGCAACATTCCTAAAAGCTCCTCCGAGTTTACCCATCGCAGAAGTGTAGTTTCCTACATTCCTACCAAATTGGCCAGCAGCTTGATCAACTTTAGTAACAGAGCCGCGAAGCCGATCCATTTGGACTTTCAGCTTCTTAGCCTCTTTGGAATTGACTCCGTAAACAGAAGCAGCGTTCTTGAATTGGCGAGTGACAGCAGCAAGCTCTTTTGCAAGCTTTTCATAAGAACCAACCAAGCCAAGTTGCTCTCTTGCAAGTTGTTTGTTGATTTTGTTCTGCTCTCCAAGTTGAACTTTCAGAACATTATTCTGGTCAATCTTAGTGCTGTTCGCAATCTTTAATCTTCCTTCAAGTCGAAGTCTTTCTTTTGTGACTGTATTCAGCGCACTTGTTGAAGCTTTAGTCGCTTGGATAGTCTCCTGGTACTGCTTGATTCCTTTACCGCCCTTGACTTGAGTCGATTTCAGAATCTTCTCATTGACTCCGAGAACTTTCGTGAGTTGAGTTTCTAAATTCTTAGCTTCTTTGGTTATGGTAGTAAGCGCGTCCGGAGCCCAAATATCCGATCTTTCAACTCTTTTTTGTGCCATTATTCTTGAGACGCTTTAATTGTGAATAGTATCGACGAACTGACCAGGTTCTGTCATCTATTGCAAATTTAAGCTTTTCTTCAAGAAGTGAGATTGAGTCATGATAGTTGAAAGGAGTTTCTTCCTTTTTATCGTGCAGGGCTTTCTCTGCTTTAAAGTGAATCCTATCAAGCGGAGTTCCTATCTCGGATCGAATCATCTTGGCATAGTATCTTCCTTCTTCTTTCAAGTCTGTGATGTAAGTAGGATCTTCAGCGAGCATATCATAAAACTCTTCTTCGATTTCGTTCCAAGCTTTTTCGATCTCAGCTTTGTTCTTCTCATTGATTTCTCCTTCATAAACGATGTGAGAGAGATCTCCGCTTGACATCACTTGCCAATAGAAGTAAATCGGAAGAGTGTCAATACTTTTCCAGTATTTCATTTCAGTGCTTCTTGCTTCACGATGTCTCGAATGATTGGAATGATGTAGCTCACAAGCTTCGTGATATTGCCGTCAGTAAGTCCTATCAAATCACCATACTCAAGAAGGTCTTTGTTCGGCTTCACTGTATCTGCTGAAATCGTGACTGAGTCTCCATCGACGTTGCTCATCTTGAACGAGTCATAAAAAGCTCCAGTGTCGTAAAGAGTGAAAGGAGTTCCAGCAATCTTAGCACCTCCAGAGATGACCTCTGTCGCTCTCGAATAAACCGGAAGTGCAGAACCATCAGAAGTGATACCAAGACGCAACTGGCCCTCTGTGTTGAGCTCAATCACTTGATTCTGAGCATCACCTCTCGTAAAGGTTAGGAAGAAGACTCTTCGATCTGTTGTCTTTTGAATGTTCCTAGCTACTTCGATTCCTCTTTTCATGCTGCAAAATTAACGACTTTAGCTTTTATCCCGCTTGTGATTCTGTTATTCGACACTTTTCCTTTCCTAATAAGGAGTTAGCTGCAATACTAAGTTAGTACTCTTTTACAAGCAATCTCGTAATATTCAGTGTCTTGCTCCATCATAATATAGTCTCGTTTAAGATTTTTTGCTCCTAATCCAGTTGTACCACTTCCACAAGTATTGTCAAGTATCAAATCCCCTTCATTTGTGTAAGTCTTAATCATATACTCAATTAAAGCCAATGGTTTCATTGTAGGGTGCAGCCTACCTACGTTATGCTCCTCTTTTACAGATAAAATACTTTTAGGATAATTTGTGTATTCTTGCACCCAATCTCTATTTCTTAATCCATAATTAGAGCTATTTGAGTTTCTTAACTTTTCGGTTCTTGGGGCATCTAGTTTAGTTAATCCTTGAGGATTGTATATTGGTGCTTTTTTATAGAATACTAAAATATTCTCGTGTTTCTTCATTGGCATTTTCTTAGCGTTTAGGTTTCCAGTTGCTCTAAACTTCTCCCATATCCACTCATACTTTAACATCTTCAAATTACTACTTCCAAGCACTTTGTCAAACGGTGTTTGAGCAAACAAAACAATAGCACCTCTATCTTTAATTATCCTTTTGTATTCACTCCAAAGTTTATCTAAATCAATAACAGAATCCCACTTATTTTGCGTAGTACCATAAGGTAAATCACAAAAAATCATATCAATACTTTTATCTTCTACGTGTTTAGGCATTAGCTCCAAGCAATCACCTAAATATATTTCGTTTCTTTTCATATTTCGTTTTTAATTAATCCGTACAGCAGCTAACACCGTATATAATTAACCCTAAAAAGGGTCGCTATCGCTTAATCATATACAATTCGTTAGCATTAATGTTTGTTTTTGCCATCATTACTATATGTTTTTGCGTATAATGTTGGCTTTTCCCATCATTTTATATGTTTTCACATATAACAAACACTAACAATAACAAAGTGTAAAATTCATTAAAAAGAAATCTTACACAAACCGTTAGCATTGCATAGCCTATTAGCAGCTATACTCTCTCCAAATCTTACCCTTTTTCCAGCTCTTGATCACATGGCGATATTCTAGCCGCTCATGCAAATAGCCTCTAAAAGCTTCCTCGTGAGCGCACTTAATCAGAAAGTCCTTGTCTTTGCCAGCGATCTGAGTCACTCGATTATCTTCAAGCACCCAAACCATTTCTCGAAGTGGGTAATTCGGGTCGAAGGCTGAAGAAGAATCTCCAGTTTGAAGTTTTCCTCTCAGCAGCCAATTCAATAGTTTGTGTCCGATCATGATTTCTTTTTTGGATTATGCCTCTTGTCAGTGAATAATTTTTCTAATCGCTTTTTTTCTTATAATACGTTCCAAAACAAAACATCATCAGATACTTTGTGTTTTTCGCAATACTCAAAAGCCTTTAAATCGTAATTAGGCACACTTTTAAAATTTGCTTTGTGTTTACTTACTTTGTCAAATCCTTTATGATACTTTAATACAGTTAATCTATCGTGTTCTTTTTTATATTCTACGCCAACTTGTACACCGTAAACTTTTGCGCTCTCTGTCGCCATTAAAATACTATCTACAAGTGTTCCGCTACCTATTGCACACCATATTTCTTTTGGCTCTCTTCCAAGTTGTTTTATTATTTGTCGCATTCGGTTTCCTATTAGTATTTTGTTTTCCATACTATTTGCACCAAATACAAGTTTTTCAGCACCAGTTTCTTTGCAGTAATCTTTTGCGTGTTTCTCAACTACTGTTAAATATCCGTAAGGTATCTCTTTTACAGTTGCACCGTATTTTATACACTCTAAAGTATTGGCGTGTTTTACCTTTCGTTTAGCACAAAATATAGTTGCTTTTTTACCTAATTTTTGGCAGTAAGCAGATAGGGCAATTTGAAAGCCACCGTAAACAGGAGAAGCATAAACGTACTCGTTTGCATCGCCAATTATTGATGGCATTAAAATACTCTTTGTTCCACCAGTTAATAAGTCATCTCTTAAAACTGTTATTCCATTATGTTTTTCTAAAGTTATCATATTAAGGCTTTTTAAATATTAGTACGTTCTCGTGTACTTTAGTTAGTTTTTTTCCTGCTTCAAATATTTTACCAGCCCTTAACATTGCAGTTCCTAAAGGTTGTAATAAAATAGCTTCATTGTATAATGGACATCCAGCTTCAATAAATGCTTTTTTTGTATGGCTTATAAAATCCCTATAATTTCCTTTTTTATCTCTAATATCACCAACCACAAAACAAGCATAACCACCACTTTTTAGTAATTTGCAACTTTTATAAATTATTTCAGAGTACATTTTTATAAATGTTTCGTAATCCTTATTTGAAATATCACCTTCCAAATCGCTATAAACTTCTAAATCTGCATAAGGCGGGCAACTAAATATCAAATCAAACTCTTGTTTAAATCCATTTAAAACCTCGTTACTATCTCCTACGTAATAATTTGGTTGGTTAGTTATTTCGCATAATTCCAAAGCTTGCTCTCTATTGCTATCAATTTGCTCTTGTCTTATGTCAATGCCAGTATATTTATATCCTAAATAATTGGATACTATCCCACGAACTGAACCACCGCAAAAAGGGTCTAATATTTCTCCATTTTTAGGGCAATACCAATTGTAAATAAGCTCGCATAGTGCGGGGTCAAAAATAGAAACACCTGTCATTGGTTTTCTTCCGTATTTTGAAAAATACTGTTCAGGCGTTAAACCACTCATTGTTTTAACATTGCACTCTGCATCTCTGCCTAAATGGCTTTTAATGCCTAAACACTTCCATTCTCTTTTTCTACTTTGCCAAGCTCCTCCTTTTGTATCTAACACGCTAAAAGGAGGTTCCATAAATCTATCCCTTAATAAAGGGTTTTTTACAATTTCGTTACCAAATAAATCTACTTCCATAATGTTGTTTTTGTTGCTTTCTTCTTTTGTTGTTTTGATTGTTTGATAGATCAAATATAGTAGAAAATTTTATACTACAACAAAAAAAGCAATTTATTTTTTTAGATTTTTAAATTATCTTTATGTAAATCAGGGTTTAAACATCAAGCAAGCCATTGACGCGATGAGAAAACAAAAATTGAGAGGATGAGTAGACCGAGATTAAGCAAAGGACTCAACTGGCTTGTGGGAAGCCTAAAAGATGAGTCCAACAGAGTCCTAGTAATAGGAGACCTGCACGAACCTTTCTGCCTGGATGGATATTTAGACTTCTGCATAGAGCAAAAGGAGAAGTTCAACTGCAATAGAATCGTATTTATTGGCGATGTGATCGACAACCATTTTAGTTCATACCATGAGACAGACGCGAACGGACTCGGAGGCTCGGACGAACTAGAATTTGCAATAAAAAAGATAGCAAGGTGGCGCGATGACTTTCCGGTTGCTACCGTTATTATCGGAAACCATGACCGGATCATAATGCGCAAAGCTCAGACCTCCGCAGTTCCTACAAAATGGATTAGAGAATATAAAGATGTATTGGAGGTTAATCAATGGGATTTTGTAGACAGGCTCG